TGTTACGTTTGGTCTTGTAATGAAAATAACAACACCGCCACGTTTGACTATTTCATCTATTTCATAATCATAACGAACATCACAAATTGCAAAATCATCGGTACATCTATCAATGATATCAAATAGTCTCTTGACCCATATTTTTTTATCACCAGTTATTTGTTTTGCAACTCTTGACCATAAAACCCACATTGGTCGAAAACACTCTTTAAATTCTTTCGTTGTTGTATCAATACCCCATGATTTTGCAAAATCAATACATGGTTTGATATCAGATTTCAATGTATCGGCAAAGCCAATGACGTTATATTCGGTTTTATTATTTATTGTTTTTAGGTAGTTATTTAGCTCTTCTGCTGCTGTATTTTTTCCTACTGTCGCGTATCCACAAAAACCAATTAATTTTGGCAAGAATATTCGTCTACTTGACATTGTATTCCCCTTTGCTTTATTATAAGGTTGTTTGAACCTGCTTGAACTGCGATTTTAGCACGAACCATTATTGAAAGTCAAGAGCTTCTTAAAAAAATGATTAGAACAGACAAAGTTGAACAAATAAAGAACATTCTTTTGAAAACTCTTGATGATGAGGGTTTTGTACAAGAACTTCTTGAAAAACATAAGGGCAACGAAGAATTAATTCTACAAATGATTGAAGAATCGTTTGGTGAATTAATGGAAGAGGCAAATCCTTATAAATGGAAACCAGTATCACCAGCAACATTTTTGACAGACCCATACTACCTTGGTAAGAATCCAGACACCGGGATTGGTGTTTGTGAAACATTACATGAACAGTTGTTTAAAGACTTCTGTGAATTACATTCTGAAGATGCTGAATACAATGAAGCTATATTAACCGGTGGTATTGGTTGGGGAAAATCATTTTTTATGGAAATTTCCCTGTTGTGGCAACTCTATTTATTGTCGTGTTTAAAGCATCCACAAAAGTATTTTGAACTAGCATCAAATACAAAAATAACTGTAATGATTATATCTATTACAGAAAAACAAGGTAAGAAGAATATGTTTTCTGGTGTAAAAGAAGCACTAAAAATTATTCCTTACTTTAAAGAAAATTTCCAATTTGACGATAAGCGTGCCGCAGATTCGCTATTATTCCCAAATAACATCGAATTAATGAGTGCAACATCATCACATTCATCTACAATCGGTTTGAATATTTATGCTGCTGCACTTGACGAAGCTAACTTCTTTAAAAAGGTAGCCAACTCAAAGCGTGCTCAAGATGCTGGTGAAATTTTTGATGAAGCTCTTGTTCTTTACCAGAGTGTTCGTAGAAGATTGGATGCTCGTTTCTTGAAAAAAGGACACAGGCCCGGAATATTCTACATAGGTTCATCAAAAGTTTACCCAAATGACTTCACAACAGAACGCATTAACAAAGCAATGGAGCTTGAAAAAGAAACAGGTAAGAAACAATGCTTTGTTATGGATTATAATCTCTGGAAAGTCAATAGGGAACGATATTCGAAGGATGAATTTAGAGTAGAAATTGGTGGTCTTAATAGACGTAGCCGTATTCTTGAAGAATGGGATCATGATATTGTTGGTGAAGTTATCCATGTGCCAATGGATTTTTTCGACAAATTCAAAAACGACATTGACAATGCGATACGAGATATTGCCGGTATTGGTATATACACTGTTCAGCCGTTTATAGGAAACAAAGAATATATTGGTAAAATGTTTGATGCTGGTAATATAATGGGTCTTGAACGCATTTTCAGTGTAGATGAAGCAACATTATCACCAAAACCGGAACACATGGCGATTGAGCATTTATTAAATGTACCAATAAAAAATCCTGGTAAAATAAGATACATCGGAATAGATATTGGTTTAAAGAAAGACAAGTTGGGTTTTTGTTGTGGTTATATTGATTCTATGGAAGAAGTATATAGAGAATATTTTGATGCAGAAACACAAACTTTAAAAACGTATAAGGATAAGATGCCTCGATGTGTTATCGAAATGTTATTAACAGTTAAAAAAGAAGAAGAGTTTGGCGAAGTAGAATTGGCAAGAGTTAGATATCTAATATTTCAAATGATAAAAAAGGGTTACAAGATCAGATTAGCATCTATGGATGGATTTCAATCAGCAGATTTTATGCAAATACTTAAAAGAAATAAAATTGAAGCATCATATATATCAATGGATAAAACAACTGAGCCATATGAAACATTCAGAACTGCTCTATATGAAGAGAGGATTTCATCTATATATAATCCTTTATTAGAGTTAGAGTTGAATGAACTTGAAAGAGACTATGTTAAAGGAAAAATTGATCATAATGTAAGGTCTAGTAAGGATTTGAGTGATGCCGTTGGACAAATCATCTATAATATGCATGTAAATCCAATGTGTGGTGAAAGTCCTATGTTCCCTGTTGCGTTACACAATAGTTCTGATATATCATCTAGGGAAACACTTGAAGATACTCTTGAAAATTTCAATAAATGGGTAATGAAAGGTTAATAACCATGTCAATATTCGACTGGCTTTTTGGTAATAAAGAACAAGAAATTGAACAACGGGTACGTGCGGAAATGATTGAAAAATTCAATCAACAGATTGCTACACCAAAAACACAGACAGATGATGTTGACACAACATTTAATTGGGAAAATTACATTGAAACCAAACTGGATAGAAATGCTTCTGATAAGCGGAAGTATCTGGATTATGACCTGATGGATGAAGAAGTACCAGAAATGTCATCTGCTCTTGATGTAAATGCAGACTTTGTTGTTTATCCAAGTGATACATCAAAAACAGAAATATTTAAAGTTATACATCATCGTTCAACAATCCAGAAGAAAATAGACGACATTGCGGCTAGAACAAACATGCAGCAAGAATTTTATACAATGGTTAGAAATGCGTTGAAGTATGGTGATAATTTTGAAGAATTGATTTTTAGTAAAGACAGGAAAAAAGTTCTTGGGTTTAGACATATTTCTGTAAGAACAATGGTTCCAAATGTTAAAAATGGTGACTTTTTATCACCAGCATATTTACAAGTAAATGATGTTGGTAAAACGATGGCAGAATTGAACCAAGATGAGGTTTTCCATTTGTGTTTGGCGTTGGATAGAAACAAATATGTTAAATATAGAAAAGGTGTTTCTATGCTCCAATTTGCCAGATTGTCTTACAGACAATTGAGATTGATGGAAGAAGGTCTTATGATTACAAGACTTTCAAGGGCAAATCAGCATTATGCAATTGTTGTAGATGTTGGTAATTTCGAAGGGGATGAGGCTCTTGATTTTGTCGATAAATATAAAAAGAAAATATTCAGAAGAAAATACATAGACCAACGCACAGGTAATTGGTCTTGGGAATATAATCCACTTTCTGTAATAGAAGACATTGTTGTGCCTACAAGACAGGGTTCTGGTGCAAATGTTATACCATTGAATAATGCGAATATGGCTGGTAAAAATATTGAAGATATCAGCTATTTCCAAGATAAAATGATTTATTCAACCCATACTCCAAAAATAATCATTGGCAAAGAAACAGATGTCAATTCGAAATCAACATCAGAGACACAGATGATTGCTTATCTGAGAAAGATCAGACGATTCCAGTCTATCTTTGAACCACAGATCAAAGGATTCTATGTTAATGCTCTTGCCGTTGAGGGAGTGTCTATTAAGCCAGAAGATTTAAAAATTTCTTGGCCGATTTCGAATTTTATTGATGAAGAGCGTCGATGGAGAATTGAAAAGCTCAAGTTGGATTGCGCCTCGATGTGGTCAGAACTTGGGCTTGCCGATGATCTGTTTATATACACAGCTATTCTTGGAATGACGGAAGATGAAGCAATTGCATTACAACAAAGACTTGATGATATTGAACAGAGATACCAAGACGAAATAGATTCAATGTTGACAACGGCTGCTGATGAAAGTGATAAAACCGCGTCTGAATTTGAAAAAGGCGAAGATGAAACCGATGATAATTCAGATGAAGAAAAAGAAGGAAGAAACGCAACAAAAGAAGAATTGTTGGGTTTTATGCGTAAAAAGCTTGGCGAAGCTAAATTCAAAAAATGGGTAAAAGTCCAAGAAATGTTGGATAAAAACCCAGATATGAAACAAACAGTCATTGAATTGATAGAACTTACACAAGCAAAACTTTTTTCATGAAAATAAATGAAGAAAAATTTTCTAAAAGTTTTTTAACACGGAATAATGCCGTGGGTATTACCCACGGCACTTCATATAACGACAAATCCACTATCATAAAAACATTTGCTTCTCAAAAAAAGAGCTACAAAAAAGAGCTATTTAAAAACATGAATGCTCTTATTAGTGGTAAAATAACAGAAGATGAGTTTAATATTTTACAGCAAAAAACGATAAAAAATCATTTTACATCTGCATTTTTGCTTGGTAAAAGATTTAATCAAAACACAGAAACAAAATTAAGCGACAAAGAAAGAAGAATGCTTGTATTTCAGACAACAAAAGAGATGGATTTTATGAAAAGATTTGCCAATGATATTAAAAATAACACTGGCAAAATGAATTACAAACGAAGAATGGATATGTATGCTGGTGGTCTTGATCCTATGTTTAGGTTCGCAGATATAGCATATTTACCAGAAGATATTGAAATTAGATGGGTATTAGGAATAACGGATAAACACTGCTTGGATTGTTTATTTTTTGCTTCTAATAGCCCATATAAGAAAAAAACATTACCAGGAGTTCCTAAAAGTTGTAATAGTTCCTGCCTCAACAACTGCCGTTGTAGTCTTATTTACTACAATGGTGGTGTGAATACAAATTACACCAATTTTATATTGGATAATTACACAGAAGTTAGAAACAATATACCAACATTGGAACAATATAATGTAATGAATGATAAAATGTTGGCTTATTATCAGACGAGACTTCGGTATGAGGTTAATGGTATTTCTGATTACATGGACAATGCTACCGCAATAAAAGCAGAATTAATGCTATTTATAAAAGAGAATGATTTGGCTGTAAAAGTCGATCTTCTTGTTGCTGATGCTCTTAATGATGTCAAACGGTTTAAAAAAAATACAAGATTTGAATTCATTGAAAACACCCGGAATATAAAACAAGGAACATTTGTTTCAACTTTTATTGGTAATAAACAAGTTTATGCTAAAGTAAGTTCTGTTGTAGGTTCACGTATTGTTGTTGACACATTATTTGAAAAAGGGATAATATTAGATACAACATCTGATGTAATTTTTAAGGAAATTGATGATGTCAATTAAAGACGAATTTCTTGAGTATTCAAAAGGGATAAAACTTGCTGGTTCTAAGTACCTTCAAAGAATTGGCACTCCTGGTAATTATATTTACATTTATCCTGGTAAAAAAGCATTAACAATGAATAGACGGCTTCGTTCTATTTATTCACGATTTATTACTAAAAGTCGCCGCTTTTTAACACGGATTTCTACAAGATATGAAGCAACAAGCATGAATATTAAACCCAAAAGTTGGAGTCGGTCTATTGTGACACTAACTACAAAACGTGGTGGAACTTTACAAATGAATATAGACCTACAAAAACACGGCATTCATTCTTATCGTGCAGTTAATATGGGTGGTGGTGCTTCTGCAAAATTATCTATGAGTAAGAGAAAAGGCGTTTTGAGGTATAGATAATGTCAAAAATAGACATAGAACAAAGATTAAAAGACGAAGGATTTACAGAAAAGCAAATTAATAAGTTTTTCGACTTTTATAAAACTGCTGTAGAAGAAAACATTCCATATCCATATTATTACGCTTTAGCAAATGTAATAATTTGACAGTAATATTAAAAGTTGATAGAGTGAAGATTGTGAACAATAAAAGGGTATAATTATGAAAAAAGAATTTCTTGAAATACAATGGTTCGATCAAATGAAACTGGATTCTATTGAAGAATCCGGTAAAAAGAAATACATAATTTCAGGGCCATTCACAAGATGCGATTATCCTAATGGTAATAATCGTATTTATCCAAGAGATGTAATGCAGACAGCAATTGATAATTTGAAACCAAAAGTTGCTGCTGGTCGTGTCAGAATGATGGTAGATCATCCAATGTGGGATGCAAGTATGCGTTCTGTTGGTGCTATTGTTACTGAAATTTCTGATGTTGATGCTTCTGGTTATGCTTATTATAAAGCACAGATTGTTGATACAGCAGCAGGTAAAGACCTTAAAGCAATTGTTGATGCTGGTGGGAAACTTGGTGTTTCTACTCGTGGCTATGGAGTCGCAGCGTATGACCAAGAATACAAACCATTTGCTGGTAAATTTGATGTCATTCAAGCAGGATATGAATTGAAGACATTCGATTTCGTGGATGACCCTTCTGTAAGTGATACAGAAGCTTATTGTCAAATAGAATCTAATAGAAGGAGTAACCCGATGAAGAATATTGACGAACTGAAATCGGCATATCCTGAGCTTTTGGAATCATACAAAGCAAGTATTGAGAGCGATCTCAAAAAAGCAATTGATGAAGCCAAGAATCAGGCAGAAACCGAAAAGGTGGCTTTGAATGCTGAAAAAGACGCTTTGGTTGAATCAAACAAGAAATTGTCTGAAACAGTAAAAGCTCTTTCTGAATCTATCAAAACTGTTTGCCCTGAACTGTTTACAGTTGTTGAAGAAAGCAAGCTTGTGGAAGAAGCAAATTCAGCCAAAGAAAAGTCTGATAAGGAATTGGCAGAAGCTACAGCTGAAATCGCAAAACTGAAAGAAGAGATTCAGGGTATTAAAGCAAGTGCTGTTAAAGATGCGCGGGATGCTCAAATTAAACAGCTTGAAGCTACTAACCCGGAAATGTTCAAACTGAAATCTTTTGAAAACATGTTTGAAAACTGTGTAACAGTTGATGAAGTAAACAGTGTTTTTGAAAAGAATCATGAACTCTACAAACAGATTAAGGCCGAAGCTGTTGAACCAGCTCCAACCAAATCAAAAGTAGAAGATTCAAAACCGGAATCAACACCAGATAATGGTGGTCTTACAGAAGCTCAATTCGCTGACTATCAGGCCAGAAATAGACAGAGAAAATTGAGCGGTATGTCTGATATGTCAATCGAATCTTACAAAAAGAACTTCGTGAAAAACTAAGGAGTGAACCAATGAGAACCGTATCTTTCCTTGAACGTAATGAAAAACTTCATTCACGTTTTGGTCATCTTACTGAGGGTGTAGTAAGTGCCGTAACTGGTAAAGCCCTTAGTGAACACGATCAGAACAAAATGCAAATCCTGATGGACAACCTGATGAAAGATCAGTGTGCTCAGGAGCGCGTAGAATACGAATCAGTTGATATCGCCAAGCTTTCTGAACAGACTGCTACTGGTAATATCGCGTTCGTAGTTCGCAATGACCTTGCCATGATTAACAAGGTTTTCCCCAACATGATCGCAAAGGAAATCTGTTCGATTCAGCCGATTCCTCAGCCGAACGCAAAGATTTTCTACACAGACATGAAAAAAGTGACCGATGATACTTCATTGTCAACAAATATTCATGGCAACAGAACCTTTTCGAACAATGTTGAATACGATCCATCTTCACCGACAGCCATTCAAGATATCTACTTCGAAATCACTTCTGATGACGTTGTAGCTGTTGAGAAGAAGCTGAAAGCCCATGCAACTGTCGAAGTCTCTCAGGACTTGATGGCTTATCATGGCAAAGACGTTGAAAGTATTCTCAGTAATGGCCTTTCTGCCCAGATCGCACGCGAATGGGATAGAACCATTATTCAGAACATGATCGACGCCGCTACTGGTGGTGCTGCAACATTCAGCAAAACTGAACCCTCTGGCCTCAGCTATCAGGATCGCAAGTACTGGATGGAAACCTTGTATGAAAAGATGATTGACGTTGACAACGCAATCTTCAAGAAACGCTATCGCAGAACGAATTTCGCCGTTGTTGGTGCTGACGAAGCCGCTTTCATCGAAAAGATGTCTGGTTTCAGAGCCGATGCAACCGATATCGCAATGCAGCAGGTAGCAACCGGTGGCAGGTATTTCATGGGAACTCTCAACAACAGATGGAAAATCTATGTTGACCCATTCCTTACTGGCAAAATCCTCATGGGTTATAACAACCCCGCTCAGTGGGAAGAAACTGCTTATGTTTTCGCGCCATACATTCTCTCTTATTTCTCACCGTGGTTCATCGACCCGAACACTATGAGAAAAACCAGAGCAATTCTGTCTCGCGCTGCTTACAAAGCTGTCATCACTGACCTGCTTGGTGTTGTGACTGTTACTGAATCCTAACCGTGACCTATAAATGGGGGCCAGAGATGGCCCCCATTTTGGTATTAGGAATGAAAAAATTTATAAAAATAAAATATACAGATGGTTATGAGCGTATAAGAAAAATTATACCTCAACATGATTTTACATACGAATTTAAACGAGATGAATGGGTCGATGTTCCTTTAAACATTGCGCTAATTTTATTAAAGGATCATCATTTTATTTCAGAAGAAGACATGTTGTTTAGTCCAACAATATTTAATGCTGCTGGTTTAAATATCGGTATTAAAAGATTTGGCGCATTTGGTGATTTAATTCAACTAATTCCAATAATTAAACATCTTCGCAAAATTAGCAATAATAAATACACATTAATAACAAATAAATCTTATGTAAATGATATGAAAGATTTTGGAATTTTTCATGATGTTATTGTTTCTGGTTCTGATTTATCAAAATTCGACAAGGTAATTTACTTGGATGGTGTCGCAGAAAAAGATCATAGCTTAACAAACCATCAGCGATTCATGCACAGAGTAAAAATATTTGAAGAATTTTTAAATATATGTGTTTCTGAATATGATTTTGATGTTAAAATAAATGAATCAGAACGAAAAATTGTTTATGAGGTACTAAACAATGCAATTGCATTACAACAAAACAAAGATAACTCAATTAATATACAGAACGGGAACAGTTTACCCAACGGCGATAAACCCAAAAATGATTGTCAATTTAAGTGGATACAAGGATTATCTGAAACAAGATTTTGACGAGTTTAATCTTGAACTTATTCGTAATACAAAAAGAATAACAATCCATCGAGAATATGCTCTTGGTGATTTAATACAAGTTATTGCAGCGGCAAGATTAATAAAGAAAAGATACAATATTGGAGATATTTGGATTATTACAAATGAAAGATTTGTAGATGATTTGAATTTTTGTTTTTCTGATATAAAATTCATGACAAATGAAGTATTAATACATTCTTCGTTAGATTTTGGGTTCACTTTTACAATTGATGGTATTCTTGAAAGAGATCATAGTTTACAAAACAAAGAAAATCATAAACATAGAATTGAAATTCTTTTAAACTATTTTAATATAACAGAATTTGATAAATCAGAATTGGATTGGTCATTAAAGATGAAGAGTAATGTTGTTGTACCTGAATTAAAACGTGATAAAAAAATAATAGGATTTCAACTACGTGGTTCTGGGTATATGAAAACACTTCCGATGTCGATGGTCAAAGATATTATCCATGAATTGTCGAAAAATTATTATGTAGCTTTAATTGATCAAGATAAGGAAAAAGGATTTGAAGGAACAAATATATTGAATCTGTGTGGTAAATTAAAAACACCACAGGTTATTGAATTGTTAAGGCATTGTGATTTGTGTTTTACTATGGATTCTGGTGTATTGTGGATGGCACATGTTGCAAATTGTCCTACTATAACATTTCTTGGTTCTACAAGAGAAGAAGAAAGAATAACTCTTCATCCACAATATCCAGACAAAGCAAAAGCGATTGATTTAACAAAGTATGTTGGTTGTGAACCTTGTTTTGAAACTCGTGTAAGGTGCAAGGGAGCTATAAATTGCATGAA